TGGGAAAACAAGGTTGATGTTATCAATGACATCTACACAGGCGAGTTTAACGGCATGATTGCTGGTAATGCTTGGGGTGCTTTCAATGCACTAACTGAACGCCTTGATTGGTACCGTTCTGCTCGTGGTGGTTCTAACGAATCTATCCTTGCATCTGCAAGTGGTTTTGACCCTGCTATCAATGCAGAAAAAAATCGTTTGCTAAAAATTGTACAAAATACTTTGCAGATTGCATAAGTAAAAAAATTCCTGAGCAAGAATTAAAACTGCTCACCATTAGGTCCGTTAGAATAGTTGGTTAGTTCGCTACCCTGTCACGGTAGAGGTCACGGGTTCAAGTCCCGTACGGATCGCAAGAAATTCCTAGGCAACCTAGATGTCCGATATGTCCGAATTGACATTTTAAAGAATATCTATTAAGATGATCAAATAATATTTCCTGGATTTTTTGATTACGATACTTGACATTTATCCCCCAAACCCCTATAATTAGTATATGACCCAAACAAAACCTTACACAATAGATGAACTAATGCAAAAAATATATGATGAGAACTTTTCTCATTTTGATTTCATGGATAACATGAATGGTGGAGAGTGTGATTGTAATCTCCATGTGGCTATGGATTTAATGTATGAATATGGAGGTGGGCTATGTTAGGCTATACCGTTGATGATTTAGATGAAATGATTAGGGCTGTTGTTCTTGCTAAGAAATCAGTACCAAGCACACAACTTAGAATCCATGCTGGTTTAGATAAAGCAGATGAGTTCCTAAAGGGACTATGGGCAGAAGGGTACTTTGACTAATGTGGATTAAGTATGATTATCTATGTGTTGATTGCGATGCCCTGATTGAAATCACTGCCTGTGCAGATCTTGTTAGAGAGCCTTCCTGTATTTGTGACGGGGAAGGTATAGTTATCTTATTATCAGAGTCAGACGGCAATGCCCCTATCCTTACAGATGTGAGCAAGGTCACACCCCGTACACTTGTAAAAATCAACACGAACCCGTATAATTAATATATGGACCTAAACACATTCAAAGAATATATCAGACTACATGCTATCTCCCTTGAACAGGACTTAGCATATACATTGGAGCATGAGGACAATGCTGACGATATAACCTTCTACATTGAAGGTTCTATTGATGTATGCAATCACCTACTGGAGGTTATCAATGAATAGCATAACACTTGACCCATATCTACGCAAGCAAGTTGAGTTAGGCATGGACGGTGCAGACATAATGCATGGCCACTTAAAGACTATGATGTATGAGGCTGAAAAGCAACTGGCTGAGTATGCTGACAACGATGATGAACAGTATGACCAAACAGTTAATCGTTTACACCTTGAAGGATACCTTGAAGGTTTGTCAGAACTATATAGTTTAACATATGCTATTGCTTTTGCTAAGGAGGAAGTCAATGGATAACTTTATTTACCTAACTATGGAAGAATGGGAAGCCACTTACAAACCTATATATAATCATATAGATAACAATGCTTCCTTTCAAGATGAATCAGGTCAGGGTATTATGTTTGAGACCTATGGTGATGAGGTTGCTTTTGTTAAGTCTCAATCCCCTGACAAAATTTGGATGTATGGCTCTGGCGATGACGGTGGTACTTACATCTGGAATGGCTGGGGATTTGTAAATAGATTAGGATACTTCATTACTGAGGTACCGTGCCCACCTAACACACATATACAGGTACAGGTAGGAGAGCCTGACTTGACATGTGATTTCTGCGGTGATATACTTGATGAAGAATTAGAACACGACCCACTATGTGAAGGAATACAACAATGAAAAAAACAAATGACCTAACACTTATCGGAGAATTTTTTGTAGATAGCGGACAAGCCATTGTTGGCGACCCATGCTATTTAGATGAGTGGCAAAATTGGGATAGTGATGTAGAACCATACGAAAACAATCTTAATAAGGTTGGAGAGTATGGATATCTTGGAGCATGTAATGCTACTGCTGGAAAAGGCTTTGGACAATTGGGCGGTATGAATGCCGTTGCATTTTCCACGGGATACGGAGACGGACACTATCCTGTCTATGCAGACATCAATGAGGACGGACGAGTAACTATGATTGTTATTCCTTTTATTAATGATGAGGATAACTAATGTCAGAATTTAAAGTAGAGATTATCTTTGAGCCAACAGGCGACTACATGACATTTAGATACGATGCTGAATCAGATAATGAAGCAGACCTTATCAATGAAATACTAAACCAACTATCAATCGTATCTTTTAAGGAGCAAGACTAATGGGAGCCCGTATTAACTTTGTATTTAAAGACATTGAGGATGAAGCACACGTAGTCCTATATAGCCATTGGGGTGAGACTGAATGGCAGCGGGACTTAGCCATGGCACTGGAGCACTCTAAGCCACGTTGGAAAGACTATGCATACTTTACCCGCATGATGATTAGTTATCTTATTCAAGATTCCGTGCTTGAAGAGACAGGGTTTGGAATTTATGCTATTACTGGTACCAATTTCGAATTAGGTGAGACCACTGTCGTTATCGATATCTCTAAAGAGACTGTCTATGAGGCAGGCAAGGACCTGCAGGTCGACTGGCAGTTATTTATTAATGCCTACATACCAAAAACCGTTAGCGCTTAGCGCAGCATAGATCAACAGGTATGGGTCACCTGCTGATTAACTAAATAAGGATAGGGACGGCGTAGCCTGTGGGGGTTGCGCCTCCCTTCCCCTTCCTGTATAATAGATAAAGAGGAGAGACATGGCATACAGCGTTCGTAAAAAGCCTGAGAGCACAAAAGAAATACAGTTCTCAAATCGTTTAGCAAAGTTGCTAACTGAGGACATGGGACTCAACTTGGAAGCACTTGGCTTTCATTTAGTACATAACCACCCTGTTATAGTATCACGCAGACTCGAAGTCGTTGCATTGACAGCGGGGGAGGAGTATGATAAACTTATGACAGGATACTTGGGAGAGGATTACACAGCACTATGGAAGTAAACTTTATAGACAGATGCGGTATTTTAGGGCAGTTCTGGTTTGAGTACAGAGATGATGAGGATGTAAAACCTTTCATTGACTACAACGATGTTGGTTTGCCGCTTGCGTGGTTTATTTCAACGGGAGTTGTAACAGCACTACCAGTAGCAGAGGACTATGTAAACGAAACGTTTGCTATGTTCCTTGATGCAATGGAAGTAACAGAGGATGAAGTTGCAGATGTAGATAATCTTGATGACTTGTTGGCTATTGCAGAACAAAAGAAAAGCGAAGAAGAAGCAAAGTAATTCAGGCCACACCCTTCGGGGTGCCCCTAGGCAACCTAGAATATACCACATATATCAAACCTTGTCAAACCTTATATCAAGGTATTACGAACTTTGAGAAAATTTCCCCAGAATTAGATTACGATGGTTTGGAATTTTTTCCCAGAACCATACATGATATACTTGTATGTATGACAAGTTTTGAAAGCAAAGCCCAGATCCTAGGAGAACTATGGATCAACTATAAAGGTGATGATGAATGGGTAGACTTCTTTGAATACAATGATATGGGTTTACCTCTTGCCTTTGCTTTTGCTGAGGGGATTGTAAACCATACAAATACCCTGGAGCAATACATAAACGAAACCTGGTTTCTATTCCTTGAGGGCCTAGACATTGAAGACACAGGGTTTGAAGACATATCAGATCTTTTGCAATAAGACATTAAGATCCAAACCAAAAAAATCGCTGAACTTTTTATAACAAACCAGGTTTGTCAAACCAATGTTATAATGAAACTATGCCAAGAGATCACTTTTCTCAAATGAGTAGACAAACCTCTCATCGCCATGATCAACCACATGATGTCCAAGTCTTTAATAAATCAATGGGTATTCTTACTGGTATGTTGTATTCTATTGTTACTCTTAAGGCTTTCTTTCCTTCTGCCCCCGCCCCAACGATGACTAATAATCCTGTTAAGGACGCTGCAAGCGGGGACTCAAAGTATACACAATTAACCCTATGGTAAATAACAAACCATTATGTCCTGGTTTCTAAATATTTCATAATAGTTTTAATAAAAAAGATTACGATTGTGGCAAATTTCTCCCTGGTTTTGGGAGATTTTTTTTGCATAAAATGGGCTTGACAAACCATACAAGATAGGCTATAATGCCCAAACCATGCATATTAAGGTTTGACAGATATGAAGGTTTGTGATACAATCCCGCTACGAAGGTTTGGGGATAGGAAGGTTTGGGGTTTGGCATTACGAACGCCTTCTATAAAAGGGCCCTATACTCCACTATCCTCCACTTTACTCCACTTCTACCTTGTCTAATAATATTATCAGTAAGATTAATCTGTGGATAACTTGTGGATAACTATGACATTTTTAGCATATCAGGCTGTGGATAACTAATATGTAAACATCTGAAGTGAAACACGTAATTTGCCATCATTTGATACAGTCGTATAGTGTTTTTCATTGTTGTCATTATAAACTAACATGCCTTGCTCTGGAACTAAGACCTTCCACTGCTGATCATCTTTGTCAAAGTAGTTAAGTGTGCCACCATCTTGTATTGACCACTTCTCATTAAGATAGGCAGTAAAAACCTTTCTATCCGTATCCGAGAAGCCATCCTCGTGCATAGGTATGTAAGAGCCTGAAGTCCATACATAAACCATAGTGCTTAGATTCTCTGTCATATCAACTAAGCCCAATACCATCAGTTCTTCTTTGACCTTTAAGGCAATCTCGTCAGGTGGAAAGTATATGATAACTGGCTTACTGTCTTTGATGATAGAGTTATTCCAGGAAGAGTTGGTAGTTGTTTTAACTGGATTAGGAAAACCCAATGGATGTGTAGATTTTCCGTATATATATGTTCCTGCCCACTCATAAAGTTCTTTACATAGTTCTGGACTTATGCCATTTTGTAAAGTCTTCATATAAAAAGTATAGCATATCCCTGGTCAAGAATGTGGATAACTGCTATAATTAAACCATGAAACCTTTTCTCATTATAATGCTTGGCCTATTCATATTTCTAAACTATATGGCTTACCTACAACAGGTCCGTATGGGTGGATAAACAATGATAGACAACTATAAACTCATAGAAAACTACTTCCCTATCAATACAGACTGGCAAACAGCATTAAATATCCTATACAAAAACTCAGAAGGATCACAAAGACCCAACACACTATGGTTTAAGATAAAAAACCGTAGACTATTTGATGACATTCCAGACCTAAGACCTTTCTTTGAAAAGTTAAACAAAGACTTTGGTTCAGACTTCTTTGAGGAATGTACCTATTATGATGACTGGTTTGCTGGTCGCTGTAACTGTAAGGCTGTATGGCACATGGATGGGCCAGTCATATCATTAGATGGTGGAACTGTAAGCGCACATAGAGATGTAAGTGATGCTTCCTATATCCAAGTACTTGGCAAATCATTTTGGAAATTGGGGGAGGAAGTAATAACTCTCAATCCTGGGGATATCCTTTTCCTATCTAATGAAATTACTCATGAGGTATGGGGAGAAGGCCCAAGAATGGGTATTCTTAACATGGCTATAAAACCACGGTAAATAAAGATTACGTATCGCTTTGCGATTCCTTTATAGCCCTATTGACCATACGGATCAAGGCCTTTCGGCTTATCTTCGATGCATCAAATGTCTCCGTATATCCCCCTTGTGGCATATCTTCCTTACTGAGGTAATGGCCATATCTATTAGTAAGGGTTTGTACTACTATGGTTTCTATTGCTCTTGCTCTATCCCGTTCGGAAAATGCCCAATACTTGATCAATATCCAACCCTTGGTCCTATGGCTTGCAAACCTTCTACCTGACACATCTGATATACCTATCTTGACAGCCTTATGTATGGGGCTATAGAGTATATATAGTAGGGTCATATGTCTATTATACTTGACATCCCCCGCAAAATCTGAGATACTTGATTTATGAGATGTAAAGCACTAACCAAAAAGAAAACCCCTTGCAGCATAGATGTTGAGGATTTTCGCAAAAATGGTTTGTGCCATGTCCATGATCCTGATGGAAAGTTTAAAATACAGCAGAGGAACAAGGGCTGGCAAGACCATACTGTCATTGGTGTATGTGACCATAAATGGTATATGCGTGATGTAGGCATTCAGTGTAGCAAATGCTTTGAGGTTTGGAAGCAAGATGAGGATAGTAACCAATAGTGCCCGTGTAGGGCATAGGAAGGTTTGTAACTTCTATTTTGCGCCGAACTTTAAAACATGATATAATCAATAGATGAATAAATCTAAGTGTTTTTTTTGCAACAAGGACGCAACACATTACGATATTGTGGTCGATCATGCCGACTATGTAGTTGCAGATGTCTGCTTAGACCATCTATCTATGGGTCTTGTCTCATAAAATAAAAGAAAGAGGCAAGGACATATGAAATATAACAAAGAAGAATATAAAGAGCAAGACATACTGAGATTGTCAGAAATTTGGGAGCCAAGAAAAGAATACATAGAAAAAGACCTATGGGTAATCAGAGACTTTCTGTCAGATGAAGAACTAGATTGGCTAAACAAAGAAGCAAACGATCCATTTGGATGGTACGACACAATGAGATCCCCATACGGCAGAAACACTAAGAATAAGTTTTTGGGGTATATTCCAGAATATGACAAAAATGGAAGAATGCTTGTTCCTAATAGTGGTTCGAGTACTAGATACAGAGACCCAGTTATTTTTATAGAAAAAAGAATAGAATCTGTTGTTCCAAAATATTTCGGTGGTGCTGGTGCCCTTCAGTCTTTTTTTGAAGTTTCTGATGAGCAAATTTTTAGAGAACTTGGAAGAAGAGATGTAGACTATGCAATGGGATGGCATTACGAAAGAGACGATAGCGATGACGAAGAGCAGCAAAAAACAATTGTAGAAAACTCAAAGACAGATAATAAAAAAATTATCAGTGAAAGTAAAATATCTGCATCATTTAGTGTTTATATAAATGACAATTTTGATGGAGGTATTTTAGAATTTAAAAATAAAGAATATTCTATAAAGCCAGAAGTAGGGATGCTTGTTAATGTTCCACTATACAAAGAGTTTGAGCATAGAGTTACCAAAGTCACTAATGGTAATCGTCACACAATTTATGGAAGGTGCTGGGACAGCATAGAAGGAAAGTATACCTCTACAGATGAAGATTGCTAAATGAATAAAAGAATACTTAAAGATGGTTCAGAGGTTGACTCTTTTGATAAGCCAGTTGATTTAATTATTCACACTAAAGCCCCTGAAAAATGGAAACTAACTGATTTAGAAACAGGCGAAGAGTATCTTGGATCTGAAATAATTACTGACTTTGCAGAAATATTAAGAGAAAAAGTAAACACAAACAAAATAGGCACTTGGGTAAAAACCAAGGGCAAGCAAGTTGACTAAACCCTTACTTTAAGGTATACTAAATATATGGAACAATGGATTAACGACTATGCCTCATGGGTGCTTGCCCTAAGCGGTGTTGCTGCAATATATTTTATTGGTAGAAAGCATATATGGGGATGGATCTGGGCTACTCTTAATGAGGCCATGTGGATATACTATGCAGTAAGTACCAAGCAATATGGTTTTATTTTTGCTGCTATCGCATACTCTGTTGTTTATATTAAGTCTTATAGGCACTGGAAAGACTTAGAGTCGGATAAGTTATCTTGGCATAAGTTCCTTGGCTTAGTTTGGTCCCGTCGATGATTAACATGGAGATTCCTGATCCTTTTCAAACCTTCGTAGCCAAGAAGTATGCTAACGCTAAAGGCTATGTGCATGACTTCTTTACTGGGGAATGGTCTTATAAGTGTAGTGCTTGTAAGGATGATCTTTATGCTCCATCTCGCAAAATTATGACAAAGATTAGGTTATTTCATACCCGCAATGAATGCCTTGGAGGGTACTGATGAGAATTAAAGTTAATCGTGGTACACAGACTGCTGGTTACTCTATTGGGTTTTATCTATACAATTGGGGATATCCTATTGCCAATGAGTGGGAGTTGGGTGTATACTTTTTAAAGTGGTATATAGGAGTGGAGTTGTTTAGATGAACGAAGCAGAGTTTGACCAAGAATTTAATTTAGAAGACATTACGAACGCCATAGTTAATCAGGCTAAGGCTGATGTTAAGTCTAAGTTTGGAAATAAGAAACGGCATAGACAATGACATGCCCTACCTGTAAAATGGATAAAGAAAACATTGAGTACTGGGATACTCATCAAACCATGAGCGATTACAGGGTGTGGTGTGCCAAGAGAGCCTAAGATTACGAAGATGGACTGGAGAGCCTTGGGCTATTGGCCTGTTTACAAAGATGGAAAGAAGGTTTGGGAAAAAGATGATAAAGCATCAAAAGACTAAGATAGTTCCACTGAGATTTATTGGAAATATATGTGGTGGCTTTGCTGGTAACCATTTGTTTAAGGCTATGTGTCTTGATGAAGATGGTGATCATGGTTGGCGTTATAAGTACCACGGGAAAATGTGGGTAATTTTAAACAAACCATATAAACTATGGGGCACATACTATATAATGGATATATAAAAATTGGCCCCATCGTCCATGGGTTAGGATACCAGGCTTTCATCTTGGTGAACAGGGTTCAAGTCCCTGTGGGGCTACAAATTTGTGGTATCATATAGGTATGGAAAAAATATACTTAGATGAAGATAAAAAGGTTTGGATCATTGAAAACTTTCTTACACAAGAAGAATTAGACTGGTTTAAAACTCATACAGATGACCTTAACGGATGGTACCCAACTATGAGATCGCCATACTCAAATATTTTAAACAAATTTTTAAATATTGTTCCTAAGTACGATGATACTGGCAATATTGTTTTTCCAAACAAAGATTCAGAAGTTATTGATCTTCCCGTCTTTTCTGATCCCGACGGAATTTGGGACAGGCTTGATTCTGTCTTACCTCCAACATACAAAAGACATGCTACGCTGCAAACATTTAAGTATATGACGGATGAAGAGATTAAAGAAAATGCAAACGGATCTGCTTTAGCAGAGTATGGTGTTGCTGTAGAAGATATTGACTTCGCAATGTACTGGCATGAAGATCCTGGAGCAGAAAGCAATATAAATGCCTCATTTAGTCTTTATCTTAATGATGACTTTGATGGCGGGGAGTTAGAGTTTGGAAACCTACCAATTAAGATAAAGCCAAAGTCTGGAATGTTGGCCGTAATTCCTGGTGGAGACAAGTACAAGCATAGAGTAAACAAGGTTCTTGGACCTAACTCAAGGCACACATTGTATGGAAACTCATTTATAGACATTGAGTCTGCACCAGAAAGCACTGCAGACGACTGCTAAAAGAGTGTTATAATATCATTATAACCTTTAGGAGGTATATTAAATGAAATCTATATATGACATTGAGTTGGACTCTGCCGAAGGCACTCCAAACTTTCTTCAACAATTTAAGGGCAAAGCAGTTTTGCTCATCAACACAACCGTGGGTTGTGGTAACGCTGGTCAAATGGAGTCCATTGAGTGGATACAGGAAGATATGGCAGGAGAAGACTTTACTGTTGTAGCAATTCCTACTAATGACTTCTGTGGCCCAAGCATTACAAAAGGTAAATGGTCAAAAGGTATTGAGTGTGGTCTTGATTCAAAGAACTATGGAGAAGATGTGTATGGTGTTACATTCCCATTCTCAGAGATGATTGTTTCTAACCCCGCAGAAATTCCATTAGAAGCCCCATGGCTTGGAAAAGGTCCAGGACTTAACGGAAATGGTCAACCATTTGGAGAAAGACACGAACTTTATTTAGAAATCTCTAAGCAGATTGAAGCACTTGCTGCAGATAAAATTGAAAAAGGTATTATTGAAAAAACAGATTACGAGTCACGCTATTTAAATCAGCATGATGGTGGATTTATGATGAACGCTAACTTTGAAAAGTATTTAATTGACAAAGATGGTTATGTAGTTAAGCACTATCCTGCTACAACTCTAAACTGGGATGTAGAGCGTACTCTTAAGGAAGATCTTGCAGCACAAGGCATCTTTGCTGTAATGGGTCCAGATAGATCCGAATACATCTTTAATGAAGAGAACGCTGTTATTCGTGACCATATTGAAAGACTTATGGCTGGCGAAAGATCACGCATTAACCCCAACTTAGTTCTATCTAACTAACAGAAAGCGAAAGCAATCATGAGTATATATGATTTGTCATTTATTGACAACTCTGGCAATGAAATAAAACTGGAAAGTTTTAAGGGTAAAAACATATTAATAGTTAACACTGCAAGCCATTGTGGTTATACAAAACAGTATGAGGACTTACAAAAAATACAAAGCGATTCAGTAGTTGTTATTGGTTTCCCATGTAATCAGTTTGGTAACCAAGAGCCAGGTACAACAGAAGAAATTAAAACATTCTGTACAAATGTATACGGAATAACATTTCCTATTTCTCAAAAGGTAGAGGTCAATGGTCCTAACGCACATCCAATCTATAACTATTTAAAGGGAAATTCTGGTGTTACAAACATTGGCTGGAACTTTGAAAAATTCTTAATATCTTCTGACGGGTCAATTACTCATTATCCTAGTTCTCATCAAGTATCAGATATTGTTTGACAACTAGTTCATCTTAAGGTATACTTGAGTTATGAGTATAGATGAAATGACACTAAGAGAAGAAATAGCAAAGGCTATAGAGTTAATCCCTATTGAGACTGCGGTAACAAATGCTTTAGGTATGCGTATTGCAGCAGCAAAGGTTGCAAGAGGAGATGGCAACTATATGAGTAGTTTATTTGAGAGACAGGTGGATTTTGAATGATTAGTTTATTCTTTTTAATACCAGCATTTATTGCAGGTTACGTAGCATGTTACTTTATTATGACATACAGGGTTAACCAAGATTAAGCCTACAGCACACATCTACGATGTCGATGGAACATTGGCCAATGTAGATCCTTACCTTCACTATGTTCGTGGCTCTAATAGGGACTACGATGCCTTTCATGGTGCTTCTATAGATGCCCTGCCAAATGTAGAGGTAGTTGAAATGCTTAATAATTCTGTTAGTGATGGGCACTCTATATTAGTTGTAACATCTCGCAAAGAAAAGTATCGTGGTCTAACATCTATGTGGCTTGCTAAAAATAATATTAGATCTCACGGTTTGTTTATGAGGGCAGATGACGACAACAGACCAGACTATGAGGCAAAGAAAGATATACTTGATAAGATTACACAACTCTGGGATGTTACACATGCAGTAGATGATAATCCCAATGTGATAAGATTGTGGGAAGACAATAAGATTTCTACAACAAAGATAGGAAATTGGGATGGCAATAAGAATTGACTTACACTATAGAGAATGGTATGATTAGAATATGAATAAAAGAGTTAAAAAAATTTATAAGTGTGCCTCTTGTGAGACAATGATAACAATCGTAACAAGAGTTCATGAACTTCCAGAATCAATTATTTGTCCATGTGATAACGTGGCAGAAAATCAGGGGTCAAAATGAAACAGTCAAACGAAAAAGTATCTCAACACAAAATTAAGAGAGCAGACAAAAACAAGAAGAGAGTACAAGGCAAACCACATCTTTCTAAGTTTGAACGAAAGCAGAAAAGAATAAGAGAAGAACTACTTCTTGGAGCAATGAACACAATATCCAAATAGGTCTGGAGTTTATCATGGTAAATGAAGATGATTTAAAAAATATATCAAAAGATTTAAAGCGTTATATTATTAAACAGCATATGAAAAGATATTACTACTCAACTGTTGCTTTTGGATCTTTTATTATCGGAATGCTTGTAGGCATATTAATCAAGTAGGGTCTAGCACCAGTAGCCAAGTTGGTTAAGGCACCGAACTCATAATTCGGCTATTCGTAGGTTCAAGTCCTACCTGGTGTACAAGGTTTTATTTTATAAAATTAAAGGAGTTTACATGAAAGAGTTTCAAAAAATAATTTGGCAAACACATCAATGGGAATATGATGAACTGCCAGAACTTTACAAGAAAACAAGTGATACCTGGAAAGTAATGAACCCAAATTGGGAATATAGATATATACCCAATAGCCAAATTAGAAATGAAATAGAAAAAATATCAACAAACTATAAGTTGTTGGAATGCTTTGATAGACAGCCAAACATGCTTAGCAAGGCAGATGTCTATAGAGAAGTAATGGTATATGAATATGGTGGTTTGTGGGCAGATATGGACTCTGTGTGCCTGTTTCCTGTAGATAAAATTATTGAAAATAATACTGATAAAGAAATGATTTGTATTCCGCCAGTTTATAAGTTTGGAATGAATCCAGAAACAAACTACCAGCCAGAGTCAACGGAAGACTCGCTTAACAGGCTTTTGTCAGGAACTGAATCTGGATACTGGATATCCAATGCAGCATTTTTAGGAAAAAAGCATAATAAGATCTCAGAAGAAATAGTCAAGGCAATGAGCGGAGAGTGGAACTTTAGAGAAAGCAGTTTTATGGGCACTAGAGCAGAACTTTATGAAAAATATCACAAAGACATGTCTTTAGATCTTCTTTGTGCTTTTCATGATGGAAGACTTAATTTAAGAAGCCTATAAACATTTTTATACATCTGTAACTCAGTTGGTTAGAGTACCTGCCTTATATGCAGAGAGCCGTAGGTTCAAGTCCTACCAGATGTACCGTGGGCCTAAAGCATTAAAGTGATGCTCAGGACTTTTAATCCTGAGAAGAAGGAGCATTACCTTCTAGGCCTACTAAACCTCTGTAGTTCAGTGGACAGAACGTTGGACTTCTAAGCCAAGCGTCGCAGGTTCGATTCCTGCCAGAGGTGCTATAATAGCATAATGAAAACAAAGTATTACATTCATACTGCTTTTTTTAAAATAAAAAGTATTTTTAGAAAAAAAAATAAAGATAGGTATATTTATTAATGAATCCTCTATATGCGATGGTTAATGGTGGAAATAGCCACCCAGACTATCAAGAAAATACGGACTATTATGTCAACAACTACTTGCATAACCAACTTGGCTATTTAGATAAAAACTCTAAAAGGCTTGGGTTTAAGGCCAGAGCGGGTATAGTTGTAGATGCAAATACTGAGTATATAACAAATAATTTTGGATTTAGGTGTAAAGATTGGGAAGATGTTGCCGAAATACTTGCTGTTGGCTGCTCTAATACCTATGGGCTAGGTGTTCCTAGCAATGCATCTTGGCCAAAAATTTTAGGGAAAATGACCAATAAAAATGTACATAATCTTTCTCATCCTGGAGCGTCTATACAGGAATTAGTTTTTCAAATGTTTGCTTATTTTAAAGAATTTGGAAACCCAAAAACTATTGTCTGCCTTTTTCCAGATCCATTTAGAATGATTGTTCCTACTAAAAAAGGTCTTATTGGTGTTACAAAAGATATAGAAAAAAATAAATTTATAGAAAGTGTTCACTTAGAAAGATATACAAATGAAAAGATTTCAGATAGACAGCAATACTTAAAAATTCCATATGACTACAATGATATTCTTCCAATGGAGTTTTCTCTATTTTTTTCAATGAGGGCAATACATATGTTAGAACAGTATTGTGCTGCAAGTAAAATTAAACTAATTTGGTCATCTTGGAATTTTCCCATTTTAGATGTTTTTGGTCAGATAGAAAACCTACCTTTTACTAATTTTATAAACAGCAAAGAGTTTGTTGTTGATACTGGAATTTCAAGACAATGTCACACAAACTATGAAAACATAGATAATAAATATTTTGGTTCAGGACAAGATATAGAAAGCGGACCAGAGCATGCACACTGTGGGGTTCACAAACATATACACATTGCAGAAGAATTTTATAAAGAACTAATAAAATGATAATTCTTGGCATAAATGAAACTACTCATGACGCATCTGTATCCTTAATCAAGAATGGAGAAATACTTTTTGCAGGTCATTCAGAAAGATATAGCAAACAAAAAAATGACTGGTTTACTAATAAAGAATTAATTAAAGATGCATTGCAGTATGGGTATCCAGATCAAATAGCATACTATGAAAAGCCTTTACTTAAGAAACTTAGAGTAAAGACTAGAGGTGGGTTTGGTGGAGACAGGCCATGGTTTGAGTCCACAGAACTTGGAGAATTGCCAAGAAAAAATTTTGGGCACCACTATTCTCATGCAGCAGCAGGATACTACACAAGTGCTTTTAGCGATGCATGCATTGTTGTTCTCGATGCAATTGGTGAATTTAATACCTCAACAATTTGGGTTGGTGAAGGAGAAAGAATTAAACTAAAGTATAAACAAAACTATCCAGTTAGTTTTGGTTTGTTCTACTCTGCATTTACACAACTAATTGGACTTATGCCCAATCAAGAAGAGTACATCATGATGGGCATGGCTGCTTATGGAGACTGGACCAAACATTACAGAAAAGTAAATGAATACTTTCCAAATACAAATAAGCAAAAATATAACTTTCATAAGGGAATAACTGATTGGGGTTCTATAGAATCAGAGCAAGATAAGTTTGAAATTGCAGCAGCGGTTCAATTTGTTTATGAGCAAAGACTTAACGAGTTTATGCATATGGCATACTCGATTACTGGAAAAAAGAATTTAGTTTTTATGGGTGGGTGTGCACTTAACTCTTCAGCAAATACACTGCTATGGAATATATTTGATATGATTTGGATCATGCCTAACCCTGGAGATGCTGGTAGTTCTTTAGGTGCAGCAGCAGCCTTATACGGAAAACACCTTGACTGGAAGACTCCATATCTTGGCTATGATCTTGGAGGAGAGTATCCTGTTCAGCAAATTGTGGACGGTATATTAAAAGATGGAGTCGTAGCAGTAGCAACAGGTAGAGCAGAATACGGTCCAAGAGCATTAGGGAACAGAAGTATCCTTGCAGACCCAAGAGATCCAAACATTAAGGATAAGGTTAACCGAATTAAACAAAGAGAGTTGTTCAGACCCTTTGCTCCAGTAGTTATGGAGGAGTGTGCCTCTAAGTGGTTTGATATGGATTTCACAAGCCCTTATATGCAGTATACAGTTAAATGTCTTCAGCCAGATAAGATACCGTCGGTTGTTCATGCTGATGGAACATCAAGAGTTCAGACAGTAAGCAGAGAGCAGCATAGGGGCTTATATAGGGTTTTAAATAAGTTTTATCTCGAAACTGGGGTGCCAGTTTTACTAAATACTAGTTTAAATATAAAAGGACAGCCACTACTTAATGATGAAACTGACATTATTAAATGGGAAAAAGAATATAACTTTACAATATGTAGGTAAGATGCTATAATAGGATTAAGGGTTTAGTTAGCCTATATTTGTCGGGAAACAAATATGGCCTATGTTGCAACACTAGACCCCCAACTTTAAATAGTCCTGGGTATGACTTAAAACTACCCAATATTACTTTTTAGGATGCTTTACTTCGTACGGTGCAATCTTAGACTTGATGCGACCATCTTTATACAGTCTAACAATCCAACCATCTTTAATCTGAATTGGATTAAACGCTAATGCTTTTTTCTTTGGCATTATAGTGAGTGTCTTTCTGTTTGTACCTTTGTATAATCCTTACCAAAGTCAGCAAATAATGCCTTATCTTTTTCACGATTAACAATTCCTCTTGACCATGAGAAACCTGCATCTCCACCCCATGCTAACCACATAATGTATCCGTTAGATGGGTTTGCTGAGTTGCCCCAGTCTTTACCCTTCTTGTCTACTTCATGGCGTGAGAAGTACGAGAACATTCTCTTAACAGTACTGAGAGAGATAGTTTCTCCTCTTGCTAACTGCCCTGCACGAGTCCAACCAACTGCAGTTCCTGCACCAGTTGCTTTACCATCTTCTTTAAACTTAATTGCTCTACGAGCAGCAGATCTTGCTCCTGCTGGTGGTGAGTAGCCTTCAGCCTTTGATACTGAATCTGTTTCATATTCAACTGTGTCATCATCTTCAAAAAGATCATCTGCTTTTGCAGCAGGTACACAATTAGGAACTGGTCTACCGTTTGCTCCTGGCTTCATTCCACGCTGTACATAGCCATCCCAGCATGGTGCTTGCTTATTTACATTAGCACAGCAATCTGATTTCATTTCTCCAGCCTGGCACTGTGGGCACTCTTCACATGTAACGTTTAACTCTTTGCACATAGGACAGCCACAACCTTCGTACTCTTTTTTAATCTTTTCTTCTTTTTCCTTATACGACTTACCAACCTGCGAGTCGTACATTGCCATCTCAACTTCTGAATCCATTGAATGAGTTTCCATATCTATCTTGGTAGCGTCCTGATACATCATACCAATACTGTATGCAGTTGGCTCCCACTTACCGTCTTCTTGTTCGTAAATTCTAACAGCCATTGCTGGGTTGTCTGGTGGCATTGACTGAATTGCATACTCTGTTCCAGGAACTCCGTATACTCCGCCCTCTGTCATGATGTGTTCTACGACTCCGTGGACTACGCCTTCGGATGTTGAACCCATAACAAAATCGCCTTCGTTTATCATATAACTATTATAGCATGCCGTTTAGCCTGTTGTGGGTCCTTATTCTGTGGCAGTTGGCACAAACCACCTCACACTTTTCTATTTCTTTCTTGATAGCCTTCCATGAAAAACCATCATGGATCATCCTTGACACATTGTATTTCTTGTCTCTTATGTGATCGAAATCTAAAATAATATGATTATTTATTCCACAGTCCACACAGCCAGAATCCTCTTTTATCTTAGCAAGCATCTTCTTATACTGCTGCTTATTATAATGGTCTAACTCTTTGTCAGTCATTGCTTCTATTATACCGTGCAATATTAAGGCCCCACACAGGCAATTCACCTGACTTGCGCCACGGTCTCTATCCAATGGGTAACTAATCCATCACTAAGGTCCTGTGTGGGGACAATTATATTGTAGCATAGGAAATGAGCAGTTTATAGACGACTGCTCAGGTCTATTAGCCACGAAGATTCGACTCCTGCTAACTCTCCACTCATAGGAGCATCCGTTGTAAAACCTTTTAAAGTCTCATAGCGGAATGTTATCCATTATACTATTGAATTTCAATAGTCTTTGGAAGTTTGTCTTCTGGGATCTGCTTTTCAAGTCTGACATCTAAGATACCGTCTTTGAATTCAGCCCCAATAACCTCAACAAACTCAGGAAGGGTGAAGATATCTGTAAACTTACGGGCTGCGATGCCCTTGTGTAGATACTCTGCTCCCTCTGGCAACTCAGTGTCCTGCTTTTCGCCCTTGATTGTAAGTTTGCGATTGTCTAGCGATACTGAGACATCATCCTTAGAAAAACCAGCCAAAGCAAATGACAGAATATACTCTGTATCATTTAATTTGATCTGATTATAAGGTGGATAGTTTGTTGCTGTTGTTACCTTCTGAAAATTTGAGAAGGTGTTGAAGAATGGATCATTAAAAAGATCCAGTGCTGTTTTTACCATGTTATTCCCCTTTCAAGCGAATAAATTAATTTACCCCCCATTTGGGCAGGCATAAATATTATAGCATAGAAAAGCAGGCTAGTCAACTACCCTAGCCTGCTAATCTAATTACTTACTTCTTTGCTGCTGCTTTCTTTGCAGGAGCCTTCTTGACAACCTTAGCAGCCTTAACTGCCTTGTCTACCTCATCTACTGAAGGCATCTTTCCAAATGCTGGATCAGAAGGGTTGGCTGCTCTCAAGATCACGGGCACAAGTGCACCAAGTAGTGAGTATGCCAGTGTCTGTGGATCTGTTACACCAGAAGCATACATTGCTGTTGCTGCTCCAAGTACTGATCTTCCGTATGACGCTAGTGCGTTTTTGATTTGTTGATTCATAATTTTCCTCCTAGGAATTTATTGCTTGACTATAGTGTAAATCACACAGGTCAACAATTCTGCTTTCAGAACTTGCCCAAACCTGTGTACTTTCATCCTCGCACAACTCTTCTTCACATATGAATAAGTTAAGATTCTTGGTGTGCTTAAGGACGATCATTACACTATTCTATCATAGTCTTCTGGTAACAGTTTCTTTAGTTCTTTGTATGCCCCAGAAATTTTCTTCATTGAGTGGTAGTGCGGGAATGCTGATCCCACTATCCCATACTCGTCAAAATAGGCAATTTCAGGCTCAATATCATTAATAAATTTGTTTAATGATGTTTGAAAATCTTCTATGTATTGATAAGCCCAGTCTCTAGAATCTGAAACAAATTTTAAAAAATCCTCGTTGGCTTTTTCTTGATCTGTTTTATTTTCATCATTGCTGGCTTGCTGCATTATTAAAAGATTAATTGTATTAGCAAGAATCTGACGATTTGTTTTTCTTTGTAGCATATATAAAGATAAAAATAACAAGACTAAGAATGACAGGACACCAACAAGAATTGACTCTATCATAACTCTTTACCACCTTCTCTAACTAGAAGAACTATAGCCCCGTTGTCCTCTAATGCTTTCTTTACCCTAATCATATATTCTATTGCTTCTTTTTTCATTTCAACTGTTTCCAAAGACATAAAGTCTTTTTCTTTAGCCTTAACAGTTAAAAAATGATCATTGTCTATGATTTGCAAAGAAAAATTTTTAGGACAAGAAACAGATCTGAAGGCTCTTTTCATTTCTTCAGTATACATATTACTCCATTGTTAAAGATTGCCATGTCTTGCCCCAATCAATCTTACTCTTGTGGCTAGAAAATTCTTTAGAAACTTCTCCATTTTCTAAATACACACCGCCCCAAACACCCCACTCTTTACCCGATATGCCAACAGAAAAACATTCTTTTCTTACTAAACATGAAGAGCACAGTGCATCTATTGCTGGCCTAAGCAACTCGTCTTCTTCATATTTATCAAAAAATAAATTTGTATCGTAATCTAAACAAACTGCTTCGTCTTTCCACTTATGCTTGTTCATTTATTTCACATACTTGTCTGGAATTTCCCATCCTAAACTAGAAGGGACAAACTCCTTTTTCATCTGCCACTTGTCATTTTTGTAAATGCCAAACTTAGAGTAGTATGCTTTCTCTGATGGAAAGGTCTCAACTACTGTCCAACCATCCCAAGACAGTTGTCTATTATTCTTTACTATTGATTCCATAGTATCTAAAGAATTGATTATTTTCATTATGTTCCGTTCTCTTGTGTGCTTTGCACAGTTGATGTATACAAACTTAAAATGTGTATACGTTTGTATTTATGTTATTTAGTTTTGATGAGTGAACAATTTTTGAAACAGGTTCTTTCGGATTAGACAGAAATGCAAAATGATTAACATCTTTGATGTTTTCTTCTAGCCATTCTTGAGTAACCTTAAAAAACTTTATAGACTTTCCTCTCGATTTCATTCCTCGTTCAGACAAGTTAACAAACTCCATGGCCATAAGGTTTATGTTGTTTGGACCTGCAGAATAGATATAAAAGTTATTGTCTTCTTTTCTTAACTCAGAAAGGGCAACAGCCATTGATCTTAAGAAGATATTGTAGTTGTTAAAACTACTTGTCCCTTGAACCCCTACTATCATCGTTAATCCCTTCTCTTAGTTTGTCCATTATAAAAAGCATCTTATCTAATTGTACCTTATCCATGCTTATTGTGTCAACTTGTTCTGCAGAGTCTTTATCAATCAACTGATCTACCAAAGGTGCTTTATAAAAAATATTATCTTTAATCCAATAGGCATTATTATCGACAATAATTACCTTGACATTTGTTTTGTCATAATGATTTTTTGACTGTGTTTTTGAAATTAGTTTTCTTGAATACTTTTTGCCAGCGCTGTATCTATATAGAAGCATAGACTGGCTTACTATTTGAGTTCTATTCTTTGGCCTTGATGAAAGAATATATGTGCCTAAAACTAATAATATAGTTATAGTTAATCCAGCAGCGCCATACCAATTATTCATAGATACTCCCAATATTCATTGTATCACTTTTTTTCTGAAAGAACTTTGCTAATTTCTTCAAAAACCAGCCTTTTATTTTTTTCTAATAGATTGACCGCTTGGGGATCAAAGGCTTTTGGACCCAGGTTTATTATTGGGTTTGAAGATGTTATGTCCATATCAAGAAAGCCATGACTCCAAAGATACATAGTCTCATTATAAAAATGTAAAGAAACATCTTTATGCAGTTCTGGATTTACCTTGGCAAGTTTGTCTGTAAAGTTATATAAAAACTCTCCAGTTTCTTCGTCTATTCCTGCTGGTTCAAGTGCTCCAAAAAGTATAAGTCTTTCTATCTCTTCGTCTTCGGAATTCATACTTTAACTTTCCAAGTCATCCTTGTTGGGCCTTGATCAATTAACTGAAACATATGATTTTCATATTGGTCTTTTAATTGATTATAGATTTCTGGACTTACTTCCTTCATCTTGTCTGTAATACCATACATCATCTCGCCAGTGACATCATCAATTCCCTGGAATTCTAAAGCACCCTGAAGCATTAAATGCTCTAGCATTGCTTCTTCTTGAAGGCCCATGTTACTTACCAGACTTTTTTCTAGCCTTTGCAAGAGCATCAAAGTCTTTGACCTTGGTGTCACCTAAGTATCCCCAAGCGTAACCATCATTAATCATCATATCGTTAAGAGATACTGTGTCTCCATTAATATATACCCAGCCCAAAATGCGACCATACTTTTCAGATGAGTCCATCTTCTCAGTCTTAATAACAACAGACTTGGCATCCTTAAGGTGCTTTTTGAGATACTCTTTAGACTCAAGGCCAAGAGCCTTCTCTTTAAGATCTTTTGTACGAGACTCAGGTGTATCAATACCAGCCAATCTCACACGGGACTGAAAGAGAATATCAAACCCTAAATCAATAAGAACATCAATGGTATCTCCATCTACGACATTCTCTACTTTTCTTACATAGTATTCATACATTATTTTCTCCCCCATTTAACTTTATTCCAACCACGCTCATGGAAGTAATAAAGGATTGTTTTTG